TTATAATCTCGCTAATCGTTCATACTCTTCATCCGGGATATTCTCAAAAAGTGACAATTCCCCTCTAAACTGACTTAATACCGTGCCAATCGGACCATTACGTTGCTTGGCTATAATGATTTCAGCAATACCCGGCATTTCCGAATTGTCGTTATACACTTCATCCCGATAGATAAAGAAAATCATATCGGCATCCTGCTCCAGGGAGCCTGAATCCCGTAAATCCGATGAGATAGGTCGTTTATCCGCACGTTGTTCCAAATTTCGGTTTAACTGGGACAGGGCGATAATTGGGCAGCCTATTTCTTTTGCTAACTGTTTCAGCTGCGTTGAAATACTGCTAATTTCTAAGTTTCGATTTTTACCGTCTTTATAAGTCGGGTCAGACATTAACTGTAAATAATCAATAATAATGACCGAAGGTATGCCATATTTACGAACATTACGACGAACTTTCGTCCGTAGGAGTTGTGGCGTGAGGTAACTGTTATCATCTAATAACAATCGGTCTTTCCACTGATGTGCAATCATGCCAAAAGCGTTACCAATCCTTGCCCACTCTGTTTCATCAATTTGAATGGCTTGACGTATTCTTTGTAAGGGAACTCGGGCAAGGAGTGCCAGGAAACGTTGCATAATTTGCTCTGCCGGCATCTCAAGACTGTAATACTGAACAGTACTTCCTTCTTTCTGTTCAAGCGCTGCTTTGGCAAAGGTTAGTGAAAGTGCGGTTTTACCCATTGAAGGGCGAGCAGCAAGTAAAATCAAATCACCGGGTTGTGAACCGGTTGTATTCACATCAAGACGATCAATACCAAACGATGTACCGGTAACAGGGGAAAGATTTTTTTTGCTTTCATCCATTCTTGTTACAATGAGATTGAGTACTTCAGATAAATTGACATTTGTTTCTTTATCTGAACGATTCAGAGTCAACTCCGTCAATCGCTTTTCTGTATTAGAAATCAGTGCATCAAGTGAATCCTGGGAATTCACTTTTCCGGTTTCCTTTCTTAGAAAATCGCCTAACGCATAAAGTTGGCGGGCTTGACTATCGGTCCGTACAATCTTGGCATAGGCTTCAACATTGGTTGCACTTGGTGTCTTATGTGTAATTTCAGCCAAATACGCAAGCCCACCGCACTCTTCAAGCCAGTTCTGTTGTTTTAACGCATGTTCTACCGTCACCATGTCAGCCGGTTCATTATTCATAAGAAGCTGACTGATAACGGTAAACATCAATCGATGATGACTGAGATAGAAATTATCTGCCGTTATAATAGAACTCAATTCATCCCATTTATTATTATCAAGAAGCAATCCGCCAATCACGGATTGCTCTGCTTCAATATTGCAAATCATTGGAGGCTGTTGACTCATCTTTCACCTCCAATTAACGAGTTTGGAATTTATCCGCCCATTGCGGGAAAAGTGAAATACAGAGCTTGCGGATATTCTCTTTTTCATCCTTGTTATGGCGGTGAACGGGAAGGGCAAGACTGGCTGCTTCACGATAAGCCACACGTGCCGGAATCGCTAATTCAAGCAATTCCATATAGCTATCATTGCTTTCAATGAAGAGTTTACGCAGACTTTCAACCACTGATTTTGCGTCGTTGGTTTTGTCTAAGCAGTTAATGACTGCTTTTAATTGAGGTAATTTGAAACCATGTTTGGTAAAGACTTGAAGTTGCTGATAAAGCCCCATTGTTCCCCGAACAAATTCACGGGCTGATAGCAACTCAGGTTTGAGTGGCGAAATGACCAAATCACTTGCCAATACAGACATATCGACCGTAATCCCTTTTGTTCCTCTTGTATCAACGAGAATTAAATCATAGTTTTCTAAGGAACGGACAAGATCATTGAAACGCAACATCCCATCCGGAGAATTACGTAAATGTGTGGTAATCGCATCCGTAGGATCATTAGATTGGATAATATCGAGATGAGTATACTCGGTTTTTGAAATGACTTGCTCAGGGTTTGTATTACTTTGAATAAGGAATTCAAATAATCCCTGAGGTGCTGTGTAGTTTAAATTGTAGTAGGTAGATAAAGTTGGTTGAACATCGGTGTCTATCATCAAAGTGCGCAAACCACAGTCTGCACAAAACGCACCGATATTGGCAACATTCGTTGATTTCGTTACGCCCCCTTTAGTGGACATAACCGTAACGATAAATGCTGAATTTTGGGATAAATTTTCCATAGTCAAACTCTCTTGTCAAGAGCAAACTAATGAAAAGCCTAGAGGTAAGTGATTAAGATAGCATTGGTGGGTCGTGAAGGATTCGAACCTTCGACCAACGGATTAAAAGTCCGAACCTATATCAATAGGTAATAATTATAAACACTTTATAAATCAAACACCTACACACATAGACATTATAATCACATCCCATCAACCTATCAACTTTTCACACCTTTTAGCACCTGTTACGTCAAATTTACGTCAAACTACCAATTCACTTTTCCCACCCTAAATGATGAAAAAAAGCACGGCAAAACTACCGCACTTTTATCCCATATTTTCGACAAGTTACACCACGATTTGCCCGTTTTCTTTAAGATAAGCATAAATACGCGACAACATAATTTGTGTCGGGGTTTTGCCAATATCTTCTTTGGTAAACGGTGCTTCATTAATCGCTTTCGCCCCTTCTACATCAATCCATTTGTATTCGCTAATAATTGGCGTGAAATCGGTCACGACACCGTCATTGTCTGTGCCGGTGCCAATCACATATTTGGCGTTAATTGAGCCGTCCTCTTGCGTGCTGTAAGCCGCAATTGCTGAGTACATTGGGTTTAAAATTTTGTTGAATGTTGTCATAAAAGACTCCTTGTTGTTAAATAATTGTATAGCCACTCTTTACATTAAACCGATTTTAATGTATCGTATGGCTATACAGTGAGGTTAAAATGATTTTATCTTTCAAACATAAAGGGCTTGAGTTGTTTTTCACAACAGGTTCAACCGCAGGTATTCAGCCCAAACACGCCAATAAATTAACGCTGTTATTAACCGCCTTGAATAGTGCAGAAACACCTCAAGCAATGGCTGTTCCCAGTTGGAATCTACACCCATTGAAAGGTAATCTAGCTAACCATTGGTCGGTTAAAATTAATGGAAATTGGCGTTTGACCTTTAAGTTTGAAAACGGTCACGCAGAAGTGGTTGATTATCAAGATTATCACTAAGGAGAAATAATATGAGAATGTACAATCCAGCGCATCCGGGGTTAATTTTGAAAGAATATATTGAGGGAATGAGTATTACCGATATCGCCAAACGCTTAGGGGTAAGTCGTGTTGCGCTTTCCCGCATCGTGAATGCTCAAGCAGGCATTTCTGCTGAAATGGCTGTGCGATTAAGTAAATTACTTTCCAATACTACGCCAAACTTTTGGCTCAATATGCAAGCGGATTATGATCTCTGGCAAATTGAAAACACGAAAACCTTTTCAATTATGCCGTTATTTGAAGAATCCGCTCACTCGGTAAAACTCGCCTAAATTTAACCGCACTTTTGTGCGGTTTTGTTTTATCCTCCATGCCCTCCTGAACCAATACAGTTTTTACCCGGTTGCATATCTTTAGGGGATAATTGATAGCAGAAAACCGGTTTAGTTGTGTAATCGGCTTTGTATTGAGTTGAACAAGCCATTAACAGATTTGAAATAAGTAATATTAAAAATGTTTTTTTCATCATATTTCCTCTATAAATTAACAAATTGCTACAATAGAAATATCAGGGCAAGATACCCTCCCACTACCCAATACGGAAGATGTGTAGTTTATTCTTACTTCTGTATTTGCATTAACCACAAAGAAACCAGATAAAAACACACTTCCTATTGCATTGCTTCCTTTTACAGTATTTGATCCTCTAATATTCCCTCCATCAGAACTGGTAATTTCCACAGTGGCTGTCACACTAATAGATCCAGCTTGACCACCTGAAGCTGAATTGACATAAATACTACAGAAACAAGCCGGAATAAAAATAGTACGTTTTTTACCAAAAGCAGGTATAACAAGTGTTTTACCATGAACCAGTGTAAATGCCTGAGCTGTATCATCAATAAGGTTTTTAGCGTAGATATTTCCTGAAAATACGCCTGTAACCCCTTCCAATCTCGTACCTTTTATCGTGCCTCCATTAATTGTCGAGCCTGACACCGTTGTACCGCTCACACTACCTCCACGAATAGCATTTCCCTCAATGGTTGTCCCGGTGATGGTTCCGGCTGTTACTCGTCCTAGATTTGCACTAATCGCCGATAAATCTGAAATACTCAATTTATCCGCCGTCAATGACTTAGACACAATATGAGAGGTATTGATACTATTTGCTGCGATATTTCGTGCCGCAATCGTACCGGTTGCGATTTCATTGGTTGTAATGCTGTTGGCAAGCAATCTATCCGCTGTAATTGAGCGTGTAACAATCGATCCGCCGTGAATCGCTGTTACCCCTGCGTTTTGCCAAGGGCTTGGCTCTCGGGTATGTTCGGTGCATTCTTCAAGCATTGGTCTGCGGATTCTTAAAGCTGGGCTATCTTGAGTACCATCTGCCCACATATTGATAATCATACGATAATTGGCATTATCACCCGTCGCTTTGAATATCACATAAATACGTCTGTCGTTCTCAATACCTGTGTCAGTATTGTTATTGCCGTACCCTCCATTTTTACCGCGTCCTACCCACGATTTTTTAATAATTTGCACTGAACCTTCAATATTCAAATCAATAAAAGCTCTATGTGCGCCAACATAGGCAGAAAAACAATAATATTTGTCTTTCCCCAATCTGAGATCTTGATAAAGCCCACCTAACCTAACATTCCCCGTATTGGTATTTTTACGGTTTCTTTGCCACCAAAACTTAAGCTCGGTGGGTAAATATGCGCCTCCGTGATAACTCCCTGTGGCATTATTGAACCCCCAATTAGCATTATCAATATTTGTGGAATCAACATACAGCGTCCAGCCGTTACCATTATTCGCAAAAATCGGGTTATACAAGAGATTCCCACCCAACCCAATCGCTAACTTATCCGCAGTCAGCTCACCTGCCGCCACGTGGTTTGCACGCACTGCACCGGCTTGTAAAGCAGCGGCACTGATAGAATCCGCCGCCATTTTTCGGGCGGTGATGCCGCCATCGGCGATAAGTTCGCCATTGAATACCGTTTTCCCATTTTCTACACGCAACATCGGCTTTGGTGAGCCATCTTGTGCGTTTTTCACCACTTGAAAACGGTCTGCCATCACAATTACCGAGCTTTCTTCCCGATTCGCCCCAAGGGTAATTCCGGCTATTGCCGTTTTTCCGCCTGAAATAGTCTGGGTTTTAATCGTATGGGTGGCACTCAGTTTGCCGTTGACATCCGCAACCGCTTGACTTACCGTGGTAATTTGCGCTTTAGCATTATTTACCGAGGCATTGACCGTATCAATACGGCTGGCGAGGGATTTATCTCCGTTAGTCCGAGCGGTTTGTTCTGCGCTGATATTGCTTTCTGCTCCCGTCATTCGAGTGGTGAGAGCGTTAAGTTGAGTGGCTTGTGCGCTATCGGTTGTGGCTTGAGCTTGACGGTGAGCGACTAACTCCGCCGATACCTTAGCAACCTCGCCCTCCACATCTTCCGGTGCGGGTGTCCAATCTGTCGCCGTCGTGCCTTTTTCTAATTTAAGCCGACGAAATGTGAGCTTATCGCCAACATTTGACTTTTCAATAAGCAAAGACCCGATAATACCTGTCGTTTCTGCGGTAACTTGAATCGTTGCAGAGAGTTTTACCCATTCTTGAGAGGGTAAAACGCCTTTCTCTGTAGAATAATCCACTCTACCATTTACAGATTGAACAAAACGCAATTTAATATTACTGGTGCTTGTACTTTTACACTCTACTGAAAGCGTCCAATATCCTTTTTCTAACAACCCGGTATCGGTTGTTAAATTCATCAATCTGAAATAAGAAACAACCCCGTTAGCACTCGTTGCCGTAAGTTCGCTATTTTCTCCCCAAGTTGATGTCGCACCATAAACATAATTCGGATATTTCAACCCCACAGGAAAAATACTATTCGCTGTCGCTGGATTAGCCGTATTCCTTAAATAGTTCCTCCCCCCAACATGCATCCCATCAATCTTAGCACTAAGATGTTGGCTCACCTCACTTAATGCCGTGGTTTGATTTGCCACACTCCGTTGTAATTGGGTAATGCCGCTTTCCGCTGCCGTGACCCTTGCTGTGAGCGCTGTTCTTTCCGTTGATTCGACATTATCCCCGGCAATGCGGGCGTTGCGCTCTTCCGTTAATCCTGTCAGTGCTTGGTTGGTTTGGGTTGTCAGCGTCGTGATTTGTTGGGCTTGCTGTCTGTCCGTATTTTGCAATTGAGTGATGGCGGTTCCTCGTGCTTTTGCTTCATCTTGCACTTTTTTCGTCAGATTTGCACTTTCTGACCGAATGGACTGTGTCAGACGATGGACTTCTTGAGTGAGACTTCCTTGCAATTGCTGAACGCTGATATTCGCTGCATTAGCGGTATTTTGCGTAGAATCTAATTGCGCCATCAGCTCAGAATCAAGCTGATTGGCGGTAATTTGCCCCTCTAAGTCATTCGTGCTAACTTTGTGGGTGTAAGCCTTGCCATTCCAAGTATAGAGCTTGCCATCTGCCGTGTTGTGCACTTGGTTATAGCCGGTAAAGGTATTCACATCCAGCCCAGCCACCGTCTGAATTAACTCAAGATTGCGTGCCGGCAATGCCGTATCAATCACTTCATTGACGATATTTTGTGACAGTTTTTCATTGAGTAGGGCTAATTCTGCGTCAATATCGACCGCACTTTCCGCCCGCAAGCCGGATTGCTGATAAAATGGTCCGACATTAATGCCACGGGTATGACGCAACCAATAATACCGCACTTGTTTTGCCCCCACTTCGTGGGCGTACATTCTGGCTGTGACTTTGGCAATGCGTTTTGCGGTTTTAATATCGTCCTTTTCCGAAGCAAAAATTTCCGTAGCGGTCGCTTCATTAATCCAATCCCACTCAAGGGTAATGCTGCCTAAACCACCGGTAGCACGAACCCCCGTTGGTGCCGGAGGGCGGTCTATAATGAAAGAGGTCGCCCTTTCATTAAGCAATTGTCCTTTCTCATTTTTAGCACGAATCACCACAATATATTCACCATTGGAGAGCTGACTCAAATCAAGCTCCGGTGATTTAAGTCCCAATCTGGCTTCAAGGAGATTATTTCCCTTGTAGATGAGAATATCGTATATCACTAACCCATTTCCACCACTCACATCCGCATTAATGGAAATACTTCCATCCGGATTAGTGATGATTTGAATATCGTTCACTTTCGGCACGGTAAGAATGCTTGTCGCTTTCGGTTCAAACACTGCCCCGTTATCAACGATCGCTTCTTTCTGCGGTTCGTGCTGCAACGCCACAATGGTGTATTTGCCTTTGGCGTCTTCTTTCACGCTCAATGCACGGAATAATTGTGTATTGATTCGTTGCGTGGTGAGCGACCAAACGCCATATTCCGCCAAGCCCACAGGCTCAGCATCAAGGGTAATTTCAGCCCCCTTCACCGATAGAATTTTAATATCTTGGTGTTTGGCTTGGGCGTTGATGTAGGTAAAGTAGCTATTTGCAGTGATGTCGATTTCACGATCTAATGTCACTTTCCTTCCCGCAATTTTTAACGCACGACCACCGATATTCGTACCAGCATAATCAATATCCGCCACGTTGATAATATCACCGGGAACATGCATTAAACCTTCCGCCCCGACGGTAAAGGTGACAGTTTTGGTTTCCAGTTTTTCCGTTTGCAACAACCACAACCCGGTACGGTGAGCCTGTCCTCGTGAAGTACAACCAAAGGCGGTAATTTTTTTCACGTTCAGCCCATTTCTGCGAATTGATTCATCATCGGAAACATATTCAATTGTTTTTTCGTAAGCATTGTCTTTATCCGCATATTCCACTTGGATCGCATTATGACGGGCTTTTTTCGCTGAAAACGTGTAAGTAAATTCGCCATTTTCTACATTGGCGTTGGTATAAGTCCACACCGGATCGGATGGGCGATCCATTACTACGGTGAGTTCTCGTCCATTCCACACCGGCATTGCACGGAAAATCGAACAAATATCATTGATCACATCATAAGCCGGTCGTTGGTCGGTGAGCCACGCATTACAGGTAAAACGGGGTTCTTTGCCGCCGAAACCGTCAGGAACAAGCTGATCGCAATATTGCGCCGCTTGATACAACGCCCATTTATCCGCCCCAAAATCGCCTAGTCTTTGCCCTAATCCATAGCGTTTGTTGGTTACGATGTCATAAAGCACCCAAGCCGGATTATCCGACCATGCCAATTTAAATGTACCGTCCCACATTCCCTGATATTGTCGGGTTTGAGGATTGTAATTTGATGGCACTTTCACCTTGATCCCTTTCACGTCATAAGTGCGGTTAGGAATGCTTGAGAAATATTCCGAATCAAATTTCACGCCAATTAATGCGGTATTAGGATAAGTAAACTGTGTATCAATAATTTCCGTGTAACTTGCCCACACCGTGTTATTTTGTAAACGCTGTGATTTGCTGTCATCCGTATTGCGCTCCACACGAACAGTAAAGGGCACATCAGGCAAATTAGAAAAGGTGTGCTGTTGTAAATACTGCGAGCTGTATTTACCGTTGATAGTAATTGGATAAGAACTATCCCCAATGTGAACCATTAAATTCACGCTTGTCTCGTTAGTATCGCCATTATCTTCTTGTTTAAACAAAGACTGCACACCCAGCGTTAAACGTAAACGGGAGACTTTACTATCCGTCACTGTTCGGGTAATCGGCGTTGTTTTTCGCACCTGAGTGCCAACATTGATTTCTTTTTCTGAAGTATTGAACCCTGCAATAATAGGCTGAACTTGCGAACCTATCCGCCCTTCAAGTTGAACATTGCTAAAATTGTAAGAATTATCGTGATTTAGAATCGGCGTATTATCCAGATACACGGATTTCATCCCATCCGCTAAACCGACAATTTCCCCTTCCGAAATAATCTCCACAATTTTGACAAGCTGTTTACTACGCCCGCTTTCTTTTGCTTCAACCGGTGTATGTCCACCACCGCCGCCACCTTTACCCATTATTGACCTCTATTATTTCGCAACAATCCCCAGTATGCTGGTTTTCCTTCAACCGTATCCACTTCCGTGCCCATCTCTGCATCCATATCAGCATCCATCGTTTCAACGCCCTGTGAAATAATCAATGAACCCGTTCTAATTCGCCCATAAGCGAGGGGCATCGGACGACCCTGTGCTACTAAATTCCCTAAGTTTGAAAATGCCGTGGATTGTTTTTTCTCTTTATCATCACTTATCCCCGACATTTTCGGCATAGGTGTCAGCATTTGTGCCACACCGCCAAGTAACAATGAAGCCCCCATTAACCCCATCATTTTTGCACCTATTCCCCAAGCTGCAATAGATGCACCACCGGTAAGAAATGCCGCACCAATCAGAGCGGCACCAACTAAGACTTGAAATAAACCGCCTCGCTTTGCCCCTTTCAGTACAGGAGTGAAACACACTGTCATTTTGTCTTTTAATTGGTAAAACATCCCTTTTTCTAAATAACGGCTGTCGAGATAATCTTTGCCGATACGAACTTTAAATAAGCCTTGTTGTAAAAATTGACGTAAATTCGGAATTTGACTGGTTAATGCACGGACAATTTCCGCCGTGTTGTTCACCTCTAAATCAAACTCAGTGCCAAACTGTTTAAGGGCACCGTAAAATCTAACTTTGACCATTCTTTCTGCCTCCAAATACTGTGCGTATGTTTAAGCCAATACCCATCATAAAGATCACGTTTTGATAGGCGTTTCGGGGCGTGGTGTAAGACCATTTGATCGCCAATATAAATGGCAGCGTGATTCGGTACATTTGCGCCCACTTGAATTAAAATCACATCACCAACTTGTAATTCGTGTTGGTCAATAACCCGTTCAAAGCCTTCTTTTTCAATGTTGTCGAGATAAAGATTAAAGCCATCTTCCCACCAATAATCGTCCCGTTCGTAATTCGGCATTTCATAACCGGCAAGGCGGTAAAAATCCCGTAAAAGGGTATAGCAATCCATTTTGCCGTGTTCAAAATCACGTCCGATCAGCATCGGGATTTTGGGGAAAACGTGAATTTGCTCATCGCATACCAACCAAAAATCCAACTGGCTATAAAGTTGAGTTTGTAGATCCGTAGCCGATAGCACGGGCTTGCCGTTAGGGTGAGAATGCACCAATGCCAGAATTTTGCCCATTTCTTCCGCTTTCAAATAATCTTCAGGCGAAATTTCAAAATGGTTTTCTTTGTCTTCCGCGACATTCTCACAAGGCAAAAAGTGCGGTTGATTTTCACCCTGTTTTAAAACAACAAAACCGCAACATTCGTGCGGTTCTGTCAATTTTGCGTAAGCGATAATTTCATTTTTTAATTTTTCATCCATCGTCTCTACCCCAATTTATTGACCGACACAAATCCGCCATAGTTGTGCGTGTTATTTCTCATCTGGCACCCCGGCAATAGCCCACTGCATTTGTCTTTCTTTAGATCTATGGTGGGCTGATCTTTTTCATCTGCCACTGCCCCACCTGTGTAACCGCATTCAACGCCACGATAGACCCAACAACAAGTCGTGGTAATCATTCGTGCACCAATAAGGGCATTATCCGTCTCGCTTGGCAAAGCAAGGGTAAATTGCGCCACATCACGTTTAAGGGAGGATAGCTGCTCAATAACAAAATAGCTTAATGCCTCTTGCGTGGGATCGGCTTGTTTGTTGCCACCCTTAAAATTTACCGCATCAAGATAATGCATATACACCAAACGACGGCGCACAATGCCGCCTAAGCATTGATCGAATCGGTTACAAAGTGCGGTCAAAAATCCATTGATATTGGCAAGGGTCAGTGTGGGGCGATTACTTGGTCCTTGCCCCGACATTTCAAATCCTTCCGCTTTCACACCGAACGGATCGTAAGTTTTTTCTTGCCATACTATCGGCTGCGAGCGTTCATTTTTGCCGGCATAAAAACGATACAACTCACCATTCATACCATCTGAATCTTTCAAGCCTCGTAGATCGACTTCAAATAATTCAATCAACGCATTTTGTTCTAGTTTGGCAAGATCGAGTTTAAATTGATTGCTGATAAGGCTTGGCATTAGGGTTCCTCGTTAAAATCACAACTAAATTCAGTGTAAGTTTGACCGATTTTCATCGGCCACTTTTTACAAATCACTTTCTTACGCTGTTTGGTGAGCGGTTCAACAAAGTAAAACGGCATAATGCCTTTATGATTTTCGAAAAAACGTTGAATTTCGACCGCACTTTTATTCTTCACTTTGATAGAAACCGAATAAGTGTTGAGTAGAGAATTAATGCCGTTTAATCGGCGTTGGGTATAGCCATCACCAAACGTAATTTCGCTAATATCCGGTTCATTATCAATACTGTAATTAGGGCGAATACACCATTTGAATGTTTCCATTTTTACCACCAACGAATTGCATTAATAAATGGAGTAAGAATCGATAGACCTAAGCAAACGATAGCAAAAGCAATCGCAAAGCGGATTAAAGGGGTTGTTTGTGTTTCCATATCCAATCCTTTTAAAAGATGAATTTTTAACTTTGTTTTGATATACTTCATTGTAATTTATTACTCATTCCTACTAATGGGTAAATAAAAAGCCCCAAGTAATTAACGGTTACTCGGGGCTTGTTTTTTTCTTGTGAAATTAGCGAGCAAATATCCCACCGGCACGCATATTTTGTTGAATCACCTCATTTGATTCGACTCGGGCGATTTGTCGCATTAACTCTACGGTGATTTCCATCTGTCCGTTTCTCTGTTTCTGCGTTACGTTCGCTTCCATCGGCTCACCGTTATTAATAACCTTCACCGAGATATTGCCGGAAGAACGACTTGCATCATAATTGATAGAAGGTAAGCGAGGAACACCAACGCCGCCTCCATTTGCGAAGCCACGGCGAACCGCACCATAATTCAACTGATCTAAAAAGCCACGACCTAATCGGGCCGTGGCTTCTTTTGTAATGACGTATTCTCCACGATGTACAATACCGGCTGGTTGATACTTGCCACCGTCACCGGTATAGCCGCCTGAATCAAATGTGCCAAACAGATTAGTCGCTGCACCGGCAACAGGAGCACTTCCAATATCAACGCTGGAAAAACCACCAAAGGCAGAAGAGATTGCACGGAAAAATAACATCCGTACTGTCATCTGAACAATATCTCTGATGATTGATTTTGCCATTGCACTGAAATCAGCTTTACCTGTCATCACAAAATCTGTGAGCGCATCGGACATTGTTCCAAAAGCACTTACCGTGAGGTTGCTAATATTGCCGGCAACATTGGAAACTTGGTCTTCAATAGTTTGCATTCCTTGTTGGAATCCAAGCATTGCATTCCCTTTCACTTCTTCACTCTGCTTTTGAATCTCCGCACGACGTTCTTTTAATTTTGCGATTTCCTCATCAAGTTTTGCAATGTTCTCTTCGGTCATACCGATCTTTAACTTTGCCGCTTCAAGATCGAGTTGATGGTTATATTGCATTAACTCTTGCTCTTGTCGGGTTCTGCCAAGCAAGGTTAATTCAAACTCCATCGCTTCTAATTTTTCGGTGTTATCAAAAGTAAACTGACTAATAGCGACTTGTTGATTTGCAGAGTCAATTTGGGTAGCCATCTCTTTTAGTTTGGCTAACCCCTCTTTGCCAAAGTGGGCGTATTTTTCAGCGTTGGCAGCAATATCTTGTGTGAGCTTATTCACCTCTTGATATTGGCTTGATTGACCGAATAATACAATGTCTTGCGCATTAGCTTTTAATTCTGCCAAACGTTGCTGCATTTGGGTGATTTGCTCGGTGTACTGTTTTACGTAGTCGGTTTTAGATCCACCCGATTTTTTTCCACGTCCACCGGTCTTCCCCATCCCTGCTAACTCAGCCTGAATGAACAAGTCTCTTGCTTCTTTATAGCGAGGATCGCTTTCTAATCCTTTTAATGCCTGATCTGCATTAAAGGCTGCAAGATCTTTCCCCTTTAATTTGCTACGCTGAATTTTAAGCTGTGCATTTCCTATAATATCAAGTACTTTCTGTGATGATTTTGCACCTCCATCTAAACCCGCTCCAGCTACTTGTGCATTCACTCTACCAAGTATCTGCATTAGGTTAGTCAGTTTTTCTGTTTCATCACTCACTTCGCCTAATTTTAATTTGGCTTCATCTGATTTTTTTGCTAATTCTTCTTGGGAAAGACCAGCGTTATAAACGACACCGCCAAACGCATCATAAACAGGATCGTTATGGTGTTTTATTTGGTACTCAAGTTTTTCATACTCTTTGCGCAAACCCGCTATTTTTTGCTCTTGTTCCTCTATCTGTTGTTGAACTTTGATTTTAGCCGCATCTAATTGCGCCTTATTCATCTGTTCCAATTTTTCTTTGGAAAGTTCAACCTCAGCATTAAAGTTTTCTAACGCTTGCTTTGCGCTATCTGTATTTGAGCTAAACATAGACCAAGCTGTGCCAGCCAACATAACAGCCCCCATTAACGCCCCTAATGGACTGGTTAATAAAGCGGTTTTTAGCATAGTAAGCTCTGCTCGGACTGCTTTGGATATAGCTGCAAATGTTTGACTTGCAGCTGTAACCTTTACCGTGCTTGCTGCATAAGCACTCTGTGCTATCGCATTTTCCGCATAAGCAACTTTCATACTGGATTTAACCGCAATAAGTTGTTGCTCTGCTTGGGTTTGTAATTTGGTCATCGCAATTTCTTGCTGACGTAAAGCGAGAATTTGCGCAGTAATAGCTGCCCTCTCTGAGTTACTTGTTGCAGATTGCATTTTAGCAACAAGTAATTCTCGTTCTGCGACGATCTGCTGCCGAGCATAGCCGATATTGGCTATTTCAGCTTTGGCTAGTTCATACTCAGATTTTATTTTTGCAAAATTTGCTTGAGTGGTTTGTGAAATGGCAAGAGCTTGTTGCTGTTCACTACGTTTACGCTCCTCAGCCGCTCTTAATTGATTACGGTAGTCGACATAATTATTTAATTGTGGGCGCAAGTATTTGGCATAAATTCCCAGTACCGCCAACCCTCCGGCAGCTTTTGCCAAATAATCAAAATTATTGGCAAGAGCATTGATACCTTGGGCTAAACTTTGGGTGCTTCGAATACCTTTATTCGTTTCCCCGATCCACTTTTCTGCTTGTGTACGTAAATTAGTTAGTGCATTGCTCACCGTAACATCAGTAGAAGCAAATTGACGATTAATTTCCATATTCATTTTCTGCAAAGCAGAAATAATTTTTTCGGTAGTCAGTTCACCTTTTTCGCCCATTTCCTTAAGTGCCGATGTAGGTACGCCTAGACCATCTGCAATCGCTTTAGCAAGTGCTGGGGTTTGAGTCATCACCGAAGCAAGCTCTTGCCCATTTAAACGTCCTTTATCCAGCGCTTGCCCAAATTGTAATAAACCGGCTTCCGCACTTGCTGCACTCACACCTGAAAGTGCAATACTTTTATTGACAGTTTCCGTTAAAGCTGCCACATCATTGAGATTTAACCCCAATTCCTTTGCACTGCTTGAGAACTTACTATAAACACTCGCAGTCGCCTGACTGGATTGGAATGTTTTCAATGAAATATCATAAACATCGGCAATTGCTTTGGCTTGCTCCGTTGAACTTTCCGTCACCAGTTTAATACGATTTCGTAGTTCGGTATTGGCGTCTGCATATTGAATAAGCGTTGTGATACTACTCTTGGCGACATTAAAATTAAATAAGCGGGAATTAATTTTATTGAGTGAATTTGCCGCTTTTTCAATATTATTTAAATATTCAACGGTTCGATCTGAAAATTTGCGTGCACGATTTTGTGCCTTGGTCAAATTTTCTTGAAAATTGACTTGGTTGAGTGCAAGCTCAATATTTAACCGCCCTAAATTTCCGCTCATAATGACTCCATAAAAAAAGCGCACAGAAGTGCGCCATTTTTTATTTTTTTAACTTTTAACTATTTTTTCGTTTCCAATCCCTGTATAAAATAATCAGAGACGGAATCGGCGTGCAAGCAAAAACAATCCACCAAATAGGATGAGAATCAACCAATTTATCCCAAAAACCTATTACAATAACCGCAATGACAAAAAGAATGAATCCTCCAACGATAATCGTCCAAACCGTATCAAATATTGCCTCAAAAAGTTTATTGAACATGGCTTCTCTCCCATTGGTTTAATTGATTACAACATATCAAATTGACATTTTATTTCAAGGCATTTCTTACCGATTTGCTAAATATTCTGCCGTGCCATCATCTTCATTTTCGACCGCACTTTTATCTCGATAAAACGGCATAAAACCTGACAACTCAGGTGGTTTTGATTTTGGATCACGGTTTATCATGGCTAATAAATGGGATATTTGAGCCGTACGATAATCTTCACGCCATAAACCAAAAGGCTGTTCTTGATAAAAAAGCTCATATTCTGCCAAATGGCGTTCCGGCATTTGCTCAATTTCCTCAAGGGTTTTACCGAGAGAAAGCGAGAGGTTTATTTGGAACTTTCTTCGGTGGGTGAGTTTTTTGGTTCGAGTTCCGTAATACCCTGCGAGAGTTGTTCAAAAACACTTTTATCTAATTGGGAAAGTGCGGCTAAATCTTCTTGATTTTTTACATCAAATAGATTTTGCCCTTTTTCATCGCATAAACGGATGGCTAAAATACGGGCTAATCGGTACGGATCTTGCACCTTATTGAGTTGTTCCGTTAATTTGCTTTCATCGTTAAAATCAAGTTCAATTCCTTGCCGTTCAGCTAATTGAATCAGTTCTTGTTGCTGACCATAGAGAGCTTGATTCATTTCACCTACAGTAAACTCACGAATATAATAATCATCGCCATTAATTTTGATTTTGTTTACTTTAGGTTTATTGGCTAATAATTTTTCACGTAGATCCATTTTCTTTTCCTTTTTTATAAAATTTGACCGCACTTTTAAGGTACGGTCACATAAATTAAGCACTTACCGGCAATAAATAATCCCGTTTCGATTTTTTAATCGTTACACCTGATTCAAATTTGCCTTTTACTTCACCGCTGAAATTGGGTGAGGTTTGAATAAATCCAGTGCCATAAAGTGAACCTTGGTTATTTTTCAAAATCATCATCCACGGGAAGGTTTCTTTTGCGTAGAATTTTTTACGCAAATCTTGTTGCATTGCGGTTCCCGGCGCATAGTGGAAAGTTAATTTAATTGAACCATATTCAATTTCGCCCGCTTCTGTTTCCGTACCTTCAGAACACATCGTGGTAATGTCTTCTTCCGTGAGTGTATCGCCGTCACCTTCAATCTGTTTAATTGCACAGAAATTAGATGACCACTTCACCACAGCCACCTTTGCTTTACTAAAGTCAGTTGGTTTATCTTGCCCTAACCAATCCACTTCATCAGCAAATGTTAATACATCGCTCGCAACGGCTTTCACCGGATAGTAACCATCTAATGAACCTAAGCCTGTAACTTTTACCAAGTCACCGACTTTTGCACCATGACCCGTTGCTGTAATTGTAGCATTTGGCGTAACCGTACAAGCAGTGATCGCTTTTTCAGTCATTAAGCCTGTGCCTAAATAAAATTTTGTCCCCTGAAATGGGGTAGTTTGTGTTGCCATATTGATTATTCTCCATAAGCAATTTGATAAGTAATGACCCGTCTGTGTAACTTGGTTTCAGTCTCGTAATCACTGAAATCACTCTCACGCTCCGCATACTCAAATGCGGTCTCAAGCGCATTAAAAATCGGCTTGCGAAGTGCAAAAATGTCATCAGGATTTCGGCTATAAATATCAATTTGCACCGTAAAATCATCTAAATCCCCATCTTCTAAGGCGGAATTAGGCGAAATAGTCGGAAATTGATATACGATGACCGGATATTCTTTGTTCGTATCAGGAACGAACTCATAAAAACAACGCCCCGAAACCAAAGGTTTCAGGGCGCTAAAAAGTGTTTGTTGGATCATTTATGACCTTCTCGAATAATTTCATCACGTAATGTTATAATGATTTCTTCTGCCGCTTTCGCTTTCGATTGCTCAAAAGCGGGACGTAGAAATGGACGTGCCGGCATTTTACTGGTACCAAACTCAATAAATCGCCAATAAAACGGATCTCGTGGATTGTAAGCGCCCCCCTTGCCCGTTTTATCTTTAAATTTTAGAATTTGCTTGGTTGAAAGCCCTTTTACCCAAACATAAGTGTTGGTTTTGCCATTTCTCCCCACTTTAGTTCGAGAATGAATGGCTTTTTTTAATGTACCTGCTTTTCTGTGCGGTACAGTTTCTTTTAAGACTGGTGCATTTGCCCGTGCTTTATCACGTATAATTGCGCCGCCTTTTCTCATCGCTTTTACCGCTATACGGTTAGATGCTTTCCGCCCAAGCGCATTCATCGCTTTTTGTAGTTCATTCAGCCCATTAATTTTCACCGTTAAATTAGCCATTAAACAGCTCCTTACACATGAGTTGGAGCGATGTACCAAGCCCATTATGGTTGAGCACGGCTAAAATTTCGTAGTGTTTATCGTTATGAACCACCCTCATTGTAGGTTCAATGCCCTTTTGGTACCGAATCCAAATTTGAGTAGTGACTTCCGACTGCACTTGTTGGGCTGAGAAATATTCTCGACCTGAAAGAGGTTTCACTTCCGCCCACACGGTTGCAATATTGCGCCATTTGGTGACGACTGCCCCATAATCAGTTTGAGAATTAACCTGCTTTTGGATTGTCACACGATGACGTAATTTGCCGATTTGCATTTACACCCCCATAATTCGATAAGGCTGAATGAGCCGCCAAACACCCTCTTCAATTTCTTTTGAGACTACGCCAACCACAACACTTTCCCGATGTTCATACCAATGAGCAATCGTCATTAACATTGCTTGCTTAATTGCCGCATTGATCACTAAACCGTTTGATTCATCTTCCGGTACTTTTTCCGCATATAAAGTGCGGTCAATTTGACGCTGAACATATTCATGTGCTGCGCTTTCGTACTGTTCGAGTAATTTATCTTCGTCATCGTGATCGATACGACAATGCAATTTGATTAAATCGAGTGTAATTAACATAGTTTTTCCCAAAAGAAAGCCCCTATTGAGGGGCTATTGAAGGTTATTTCGTTTTAGCTGCCAATGTTCCTTTAACAAAGGCTTCCGGACGATATACTGCTAAAGCTAAGCGTTCTTCCGCAAGGATTGTCACCAAGTTACGAACAAAGTCGTCTTCATTTTCAGTCGCTACCGCTATCGCAGATGCTTGACGATCAAAAACTTGTGCGCCAAGGCTAAATGCACCGGCTAAGAAAGTACCGGCTGCCATTGCTTGCGTTTGTACCACCGGCAATCCCCATAAAGTAGGCTGTGCCGTACCTTGTGGATTACCAATAATATTGCGCCCCATTCCATCTTTTTCCAATTCGATTTTTGTCCAGTCGATTGGGTTTAATACATAACCTGTTGCAGGATATTCTGCAATTAAAGTCTGTAATTGCACCAAACGAAGTTGATCAATGACAGTATAGGTGGCAAGTTTTGCCGGATCAGCAAATGCTGTCGCCTGTGGTAAAATACCATGCAATGCACCGCTTGAACCATCCCCATTTAATAATTGGCGATCTTCAAATAGTTTTAAGCCATAAATTAACCGTCCGTTAATATAGCTCTGTAACATTTGAGCATCATCTAAAATTTGACGAGAGGCTTTCATATAGTGTGCGATAGTTTTCACACCGAGTGTCACTTCGTCAAATTTAATATCGGATTGTGCTTTTTTATCCCCTTCATTGATTTGATAGGCGGCATTGTTCGTAAAGCCTGTTTCACGAATATAGGTAATTGAATTGCTTTGCGTTGTCCCTTTCGCTAATAAATCACGCAAGGTTAATTTTTGCGTTGGCGGCGTTAAAATACCCGGTAATTTATGTTCAGGAATGAGTACACCGGCTGAACCGGCAGCATCGGTCGTTGCACTCGTGATCGTCGCTTTAATAGATAAGTGAGCAGAATTACCTTTGCGAGGATCTTGAACGAATTTTTGGAAACTCTCCGATTCAGAAAGTTGTTCCACCCAAGATTTCTCTGCAATTTCAGCACCATTACCACGGCGGGTAGCCTTCTGTTCCAAATCATCTAAACGGTTTTTGGCATCATTCATGAGCGTTAAGGCTTCATCAACTTGTTCTTTCAAACCGTCTAAGCCTTTCTCATTGTTTTCCATTTTGCCTTTTAGCTCTTCACCCAAGCCTTTCACTTGATCTGTCGCTTTTTTTAACTCGGTGGCGAGTTTTTCAATATTTTCTTGTGACATAATTAGTCCTCATTGATAGATTTTAAGATTGTTAGTGCATTGCCTAATTGATCTTCAGGCTCACCCTGAAGCAGTTTTCGCAAGCCATGACCGGCAACGATTGTCGCTTGCGCTTTTGAGAACCCTAAATCTCTCAGGGCTTTTTCAAATTCCGATAAAGTCGGCAAACTTCCTTTCGCTAAAGCGGATTTCACTACTTCAACCCGACTTTCTTCATTAGCCGGAAATGTAACGATTGAAATTTCCTTTAAGTCTATTTCAAGTAATTCGAGAACCTTGTCTTTTTCGTTATACATCCACTTATTTAGACGATAACCAATTGACAGTCCATCAATCGCCCCAGCAAGTAAAAGAGCGTGAATTTCTTTTGCCCGTACCACATCATTAATGAGCAATCGTCCTTCACCATATAAACCGTGTTCATCTTCTTTCAATAAAGTCCAAACACCGATTGGCTGACTGCGATCATGATTCCACAACACCGGCGGCATTTTATTTTGAGCATTCCAACCTTTGAGAGAATCGGCAAACGCCCCCTTACGTACAACTTCATCGTAACCATCCGGTATATCAAATACGTTGCAATAGCCAGAAAAAAAGCCGTCTTCTTTGACGGCTTCTGCTTTAAAATAAAGATCTTTAACTTTGATTGTCATCGCTTTTTTCCTTTCCGATTTTGTCGATTGACGTGAGATTGATTTGCACCGTAAGCTGATCTGCGCCCGCAATCGGTGGTAAATTTTCAAGTTCTCGCACCTCATTTCGAGTCATTACACCATTTTGCAACATGGCGGTATAAAAACTTGCTCGTCCCGCACTATCAGCACGCAATAATCCTTCAACACTAAAACGGGGATAAAATTTTGACCGCTCTTCAGGTTTTAATAACTTACGTGCGATAGTTTGTTCAATACGTCGTAAAACAGGTGTAAGGGAATAGGTGAGAAAATTGAGATCAATTTGTTCTGCACTAGATGCCCAAGATGATGATTTATCCGTGCTATAGATAAGTTGTGGCGGTACGCCAAACGCACGGCAAATCTCTTCAATACCAAAATAACGACTTTCTAATAGTTGTGCATCTTGTGGGTTGATCCATGCACCCGACATATTTGCCGGTTCCATTCCCGCCTCAAGCACCATCCATTTACCTGCATTCTCAGGTTTACCGAACTCACTCAGCCCCTCTCGTACACGCTTACGTTGCTCTTCATTTAAAACCCGTTCACCTGTTTTTAAGAATCCACCTGCTTTAAGGTTATTCTTAAATGCTTTTGAGGCGGCATTATTGGCATCCATTTGCAATCCCATCACTTGAGCTTGATAGCCAATAGGTGACAACCCTATCAATCCATCAAGCGTAAAACCACGAAAATGCAAAACATCTTTTTCCGAGTATTCTCCGCCATCTACATTGTTTTTGGTGTATTTATAAATAATTTCACCACTATCACTACGCCCAACACTCATATATTGAGGATCGAACAAATCAAGCGATACCACCCGATCACCAATACGATTAATTCGGCAATATGCATTTCCCCATAAATCTAGGTTAGAGATAATCGCTTCCCAAAACTCACTTGCACACATATCTGCATTAGGGGCATCGTGTATGATTTTGTAGAGTGGATGTCCACCTGCAATTTTCCGATGACTATCTTTTAAGTGTAGCGGTAACGATGAAATCGCTTGACTACGTAGCCGTACGCAAGCCCAAACCGCACTGAGCTTTAAGGCTTTATCTGCGGTCACTTGACTTCCTGAACCGCTTGATTCAGAGATGAAAGGCTCTGCCGTATCTCCTTTATCCAATCGTTTACCACCGCTAAATAAGCGGTCATAGAAACGAGACCACCAGCCTTTATCATTTAAAGTATTCATGCGATAACTATATCCTGTAAAAATGCCTCTATATCTTGTGGCGCTTCTGCCATTTCCGAAATACCGCGTGCCATTGCCAACGCCACCATGCCATCAATACGCCCCGTAGCCTTATGTTTTTCAAATTTACGATTACCGGCAGGGTCTTTTGTCAATACCGCATTAGCCGCACACATCGTCAAAACCGGATGCATTCCATGACGTAGCTGACCATTAAGTAAATCACTTTCTAATGTATCAATTGCCGGCGACATATCTTTAAATCCCTGACCAAATGGCACGAGAGGTAGATTAATCCCTTGTGCTTCCATTTCTTTTTTGAAAAGATCAATTCTCCAACGGTCAAAAGCGATAGCCGCAATATCAAAATCACTGAGAATTTCAGCAATATCACGCACAACATAGGCATAATCGACAGTTGCACCCGGTGTTGTACGAATAAACCCTTGTTTAACCCACACATCATACGGTGATCTGTCTCGCTTAGAACGTTCTTCAAGCCCAATCTCAGGTGTCCAAAAGAATGCATACACATTTGTTTTGCTATCATAATCTTTTGCACTCAATACAAGTGCGGTTAAGTCGGTACGGGCGGATAAATCCAATCCACCGTACGCCGTTAAACCACTTGGGCTTTGCGGTTCTTCCCCGCTCTCTTTCCAAACATCAATACTGACGAAAGTCGAAACTGTACTTACCCGCTGATTCAAATTCAGATTGCGGAATGTATTTTCAAAACTTGGCATACGATTTGCCTTATCAGCAAGTTTGCGGATGTCGTCTTCACTACGAAATACGCCTAGAGCCGGATTAGCTTGTTTCCACGCTTGCGGATCAGTAATTTTTAAATCTTTATCTGCACTGTAAACGTGGCAAACTGTATGAGGATCGTTACTGTTTTTTGCATCGTCAATCCAAATTGATAGTAAATCGCCATCATTTGCCGCCTGAGTACTGATTGTGAGTAAAAGCGGATTCTTGTGTGCACCTTGTGCGGTTGTAATTGCATCAACAAATGCAGACTGTGGACCTTGTACTTGCCCTACTTCATCAAGAATGGCTAAGACGGGTGATAAACCTTGCGCTGTTTTACCATCAGCGGCTAACGCCTTATATTCAACATTCATCGGCAAACCAATCAGGCGTTTTCCACTTGGTTTAATAGAAATTATCTGATTCAACTTCGGATTTAACTGAATCATTTTTACTGCTAGGTTGAATACTAATGCGGCTTGTTCCCGGCTTAAAGCACCGCTTACAATTTGGCTGTTTTGAATAGCGACAGGCCCAACTAAATGAGCTAATAAAAGACAAGCGATCAACGCTGTTTTACCATTCTTACGCCCAATAGATAAAATGCCATGGCTTGTACCATGTTGATTATCGTAAACATCAAAAATATAGTTCTTTTGAAATTCTTCGAGTTTGATTGGCTGACCGACAAGCGCCCCTTCCGGTACAAAGCAATAACGTTCGATGAATGCAATGACTTTTTCAGCCGTTGTCATCAGTTAATTACCCTCGCTATTAGACCGTCATCGTCATTGATGGCATTTCGTGCGTCTTGATAGAGTTGATTTGTTTTAACCTGATCACGACTTTCACCATTTGTTGCCCTACTATGAATTTGTAAACTACGGCACATTTGGGTTTCACGTTTATACAAATCCTCAATGACATAATGCAACGGATGCATTTTCATTGTGCCAGAGTCAGTTTTTACCCAACGGCGGGCAGAAGTCGCTAATTCATTTTCGTAATCATCAAGTTCTACATATAATTTTGCGAGTTTTGCCGCCCGCTCCAAATCAATAGGAGTCCAGCTATCCAAAGCCCGACTTGTAGTAATGCTTTCCCAGTACCGCATTTCTGCCTTTGTGAGCTTTTGCGGAGGCTCCAGCTTAGTTTGTGCGGCTTTGGAGGCTAAAACTTTCTTTTCTGTGCTGTCGCTTCTTATTTTGCGTACGCCCATAAAACTACCTCATAAACCATAAAAAAAGGCTATAAAAACTGTAATAGCGATAAAACGGAGTTCCCAGTGCGGTATTTGAGACTTTTCCCCTGAACTTTTTACCCGCCCCTCCCCCTATTAAAAGGATGTTCAGGATCAATCGGTAATCCGTTTTCATCACAACCAATATCATTAATTTGTTTTATTTCTGCTTTTTGCTTTGCACTGTCATGATGTAGCTTACAAAGTGATTGCAGATTATCAGCATCAAAGAACAAATCTAAGTTGCCTTTGTGAGGTGTTATATGATCTACCACCGTTGCCGGTGTCAGTTTCCCTTCTTTCTTGCAAAACACACACAGCGGTTCTTTAGCTAAATGATCTAAGCGTAATTGCTTCCAAGCCTTACGCCCATAAAGATAATGCCAAGATTCACGACTCATATATCACCTAAAATAAAAAAGGTGAGCATTGCCCACCTTAGTGTCCCTAATAACTTTGATGTATCACGTACAATCAAAAGCTAATATCAACCGCAGTTATCACCACCAATCATACTGATACCTACTTATTTAAATCTTCTGTTTGCCACTCTCTGATTTTATCTATCCTATTTAGACACATATCACGCTCACGTTTGAGAATGACGGCATACTGCGTGACATCACCGTAGGTGTGGCCGTTAAATGGCGTTCTGTCCAAATGAGAGATAAAAGCCGCAGGGAGCGTAGGGCAAGCCGTTGTGATTGGCTCATTCTTGGCGCAAGAAGTCGATAACACTGCGAGGAGCGTTGCTATTATAAGCCTCGCTCTCTTTAATTTGTTTTGGGATAGTTCTAATGACTTCATCTGATTTACTCCTTGCCTCTGACTCTGCTTTACTTAATTCAAGCGTGAGCCTTTGGTTTTCTTCCGCTGTCGATTTAAGTTGAGAAATGACCGCACTTTGTTGTGTAATAGTTTGGGCTTGCGTTTGGTTCTCGGCTTTTAATTCATCAATTACATTCGATTGATGCCAAGCCCAACCACTTAATCCAAATATTGCCGTAAGTGCAATGAATGCAATCAACACAAATAATTTCGTTATAGCGCCTGTAAAGATGTTTAACATTTCGACTCCTAGAATGTGAGTAGTCCTAAAAAGAGAAACCAACCCCAACCGCTAATGCCGTGAAAAGCAAGGAAACCTGCCGCAATAAATAAACAGGTACTTGGTAAATATCTCATTTCAACTCCGTTAGGCATAGCTGCCGCTCTTTCTCTCGTCTAACTTCCAACCCATGCAATCTTTTACCACCAGCATAAACCCATTTCGGAAACTCATTACAAGCTCCGACATAGTCACTGGCATTGGCTTTGCGGAACATCGTTGATTTTCGCATCGCACCACAGCCCACATTAAAGACAATGGAAGTCATCGCATCAAAGGCACCTTGTGGCAAGATTCTCCCCTTGGCATATTGATTCACACAACGCTCGGCAATTCGCAAGTCATTCGCCCAGCGGTCTGCAATCTCTTTGTCCGTGTAACGTTTATTAGGATTGATGGCTCCACCGCTTACTTCTGTTGAACCAATCCCAACGGTCAAAACATCTGCCGGGCATTGATACGGATCACGGCGGCAACCTTCCGCATTACCGATAATTTCCATTCCCTTTTCACTAATGCGTAAATCGGAGTGATCCGTCTGCACGATACCAATAATGGCAGCGACACTACATACCACCACACCACTAACAGTACCGGCAATTTTTAATCTACTCATCTCTTAATCCTCGCTTGAGTTGCTGCACTTTAAGTGCGTGGATTTCTTCTTCTCGTTCCTCCGCTCGCTCTCTTGCTCGACCTTCAGAACATTTTGAATAAAGATTAACTAATGCCGTCACAATACCGATGGCAAGACTGATCAACATTAGATTTTGCTGGTCGCTTAACCAAGCAAGTAAACCGGAAAAGCTAGACCAGAAATAACTTTGGTTTCCCGGGTCTTTAAACATTTTCATACTCCGCCTCCTTTATTGAGGCAATAAAAAAGCCCAGTCCATTAAGACTGAGCTTGTAAATTATCTTGTAAGTTTGGAATAAAAAAGCCCCGACTGGAAACCAATCAGGGCTACTAAAATTCATTCGGTGAAAATCAGTTACACAACGACCACCATATACTGGAATAGTATATCAAGTTATCAAGGTAGTCAATAAGTAATTTTGATATTTTTTGCATTTTCTCGACCAGTTCGCAGCACTACAAAGCCAGTTACAAGCAATTCGTGAATTATTGATTTTGCAAACATCAATTCTTTTTCAATTTTTCTGCGCATAGTAAGTACACTAGGCACTCGAATAGTTGGTTTACCTGCGCAGGGCTGCATTTGAATTTCTCCACAATTTTCACGTAGCTTATTGGAAATAAAATTTACAGTACGTTTATTTACGTAGTAAGCAAATAAAATAAAATGCAAAGTGCGGTCATTTTTTACAAAGAACTGTTCCACGACCTGACTAATCATAAACCCTTCATCATCATTACAAATCGGTTCACTTGGTTCGGCTGGAATTACAGATTGCATTAATCTAGCGATAATATTCACTTGAGCCTTATCAAGCCTACCGGAACGTACCCAAGCTCCCCATTTATACATCCATTCATCAACAAATCGTTCTTGTTCACTCGTTAAAGTTAAATCGCTAAATTTACGCATCAGTCATCCCTTTAGTCTTTTCTTTGTAATACTTGATAATTTCTTTGCAATCTTCAATCGTGTATTTTTTCGGATCGTGGTCTTGGCGTTCCAGCCACTCGACTTTATCCACACCGATTTTTTTCACGAGATTAATCCGATATTCAATAGCATTGCCGCTTTTGTGGTTATTACAAGGTTGGCATTGCTTATGAACATTCAACTCACAAAATCTTAATTCAGGTGCGGCACCGACACTGCGGTAATGCCCGGCGTGCCATTGCCCTTGATGATAGCGACCGCAACTGATACAGGGTTCGTCTTTATCCCTCAAACGAATGAATTTATTAAATACCGATTGCGCCTCTTTCAGCCATTCTGAACGGCTTTTTAATTTCGCCTTACGTTCCTTTAGTTTTTGTTTTTCGGCTTTATGTCGTGCTTTCTGTGCGTTATTTCTGACTAACTCAATAGCACATTTAGGTGAACAAGCCTTTTGTAGTGAGTTAAACGGGGTAAACGATTTGCCACAGGATTTACACTTCTTTGGTTTGAGTGATTTAGTTCTCATCTTCCCCAAAATCCCCATCTGTCGTTAAATTTCACACCGTTTTGCACGCCCCAAGCGGTCGTATATTCGATAAGGCTTGCCATACGCTTAACACTCATTTTAGATGTTTGCTCTCGTACATTAACCAACTCCCCCTCAATACCAACAACCAATTTATAAGGAAGTTTAGTCGCTATCGTATGCCCGCTCACTAAAAGGTTTTTCCAGCCGTATAAATCGTACTTATCACCCTGCCATAACGCCTGTTTTGATATATCACCCAACATGGCATGAAACTTATCGTTTTGTTCCATTGAACGGGTTTTAACTTTAATTTCCACTACAAGCGGATCTGAGTCGTTAATCGGTAACTGGCGGATAGTCTCAATCACTCTATTTCTTACCGATTCATTGACTAAATACATTGGAGGATAATTATGCTCCATACCCACCGACCTTTTTCACAAAACCCAACTCCACTTGACGGGTAACAAAACCCTGCATAAACGGATCGAACACCGCCATCATAGAACCTTTGTTGTTGCCTTTAACTTCTTGGCCCGTGACCGGGTGTAGGAAATTAATCCGCCCGCCGATGATGTCGATCACTTCTGTGGCGTTTTCTTGAATCACTTTGTACCACTTGGTGCTTTTGTCTGCCGGTAATAACATCACCACTAAATGCCCTTGGGCCATTAATTCGGCTGCACGTTTTACAAAAGGCATTGGGTCGCTATAAGGGGGATTGACGAAAATTCGGCTGTTTACCGTGTAGCAATTAAACTCAAGAAAATCCATTGCCTCAGTAACAAAATATGAACACAATGCATTGCGACTATTGGCGCAACCGTCCACGTTGAAACGGAATCGTAAATTAAGCCAATTGAACACATATCTTGCTGTGCGATAGTGGTCTTTGTTAAATTCGGTCATCTTTAAAATTCTCCGTTACCTTTAGCGTATTTTCTTGATTCTTGTTTTGTTTCTTTTCGTCCTATTTGCGCTCTACGTTCAGCATCTAGTTGATCACATTCAAACATTGCGCCAAATTTCTGATCGACATAAACCTTCCCTGTTCCACCATGGCGATTGAGTCGCACTAAAATTTCAGTTAAATTAGGATCTGCACTTTCGTTGTAAACGGATTCTTTATATAAACCGAACCAATAATCACATTCTTGCTCAATTTGTCCTGTATCACGGCTGTCACTTGGTAAAGGTCGTTTATCTGCTCGGCTTTCTAAACCTCGATTTAGCTGAGTCAGTAACAACACGATACAATCCATTTCTCGGGCAAGTTGTTTCAACTCTTTCGTAATCTGTCCGTAAGCTAAATCATTACGCTCCGCCTTTTCTGTTTTCATCAATGTGAGATAATCCACACCGATTAACCCAATACTTCCACATTCACGCTTAATACGTCTGCACTCATTGCGAATATGTGCCATTGATACGCCGGGGGTGTCATCAATGTAAAGCAAATCCCCATCCACTAAGTCAGATACAGCGTCTGTTACACGATGATTAAAGGTTTCAGGGTGCATATGGTATTTATGCTCAAATGCATCGTGATTTTGTTGTGATTCATAAAACGCATTGCTATTCACATTCGCTCGTTTACTAATCATGCGTTCAAAAATAGCTTTACCGGACATTTCAAGGCTAAATAGCAAAACTGGTTTCTTTTCATTCAAAATACAGTTTTCCGCCATCAACGAATAAAATGCTGTTTTACCGCATTTAGGGCGAGCACCAACAGCTACAAGAGATTGTTTAACCAACCCTTTAGAACCAAGCAGAGAATCAAGCTCTGCAATCCCCGTACTTAAACCTCTCACGCCCTCAGGATTATTCAATCGAGCTTGATAATCTGAAAACCAATCTAACCCCACATCACGAGCTCTGCGTAATCCGACAGACTTCCCAACACGAGAATAATCAGCAATCTCCGACATTAAACGGCTAATTGCATCCAAACGCTCTTCAACAGGCGCACCGTTTTGTTCAAAAATTAACGCCTCGCAATCTTGCAATTTCGCCAAGGTAAAACGCTTTACCGCTTCCGAGCGAACAATCTCCGCATAGGCTTTCACATTGCCCGCACTTGCCGTGTTATTGGAGAGTTCCGCAAGGTAGACAAACCCACCCACTTCCTCACTCATCCCTTTCGCTTTCAGTGCATGTTCAACTGTCAGCAAATCAATGGGTTTATTGGCTTGAGCCAAAGATTTAATTTCCCCAAAAATACGCTGATGGGCTGAGGTGTAAAAACTTTCCGGTTTAAGCATGGTAAGAACCGTTTCCGTTCTCGCATTCACGCCGTTAAGCATTAACGCACCTAAAACCATTTGTTCTGCCATAGTATCGTGCGGAATGATTTTTAAAGTTTCGGTAGTCATTACAACGCTCCTTCACGAACTTTTTGTAAGGTTTCCGGCTTCATCACAAAACTAAATCCGAACTTATCGTAATATTCGCTTACTGTTTCGTTGTAGAAATTGAAATAATTCTCGAATCCATCAATGGATTTATTTTTCAAGTGTGGAAGTAAATTCAGAATGTTTCGCTTCGTGATAATATTTAATTCCACCGGTTCATATCGGTGTTTAAAAATGCGATTAAACGCCTCAATGACATCTTCAAAATTCAAATCGCCTTGCGTTTCAACCCAATTCACCGCATCAGATAAATACCCATCAAAACGTGTTACACGGCAAATATTTTGTGGTTTTGGTGTACTGTGTGTTCGCCAAGTGGCAAATACCCACCGAATAACCAATTTAATTTCATCAAGCGTCCAACCCTTACGGGATTTCTGCGGTTCAAGGATTTTTAAAAACGGGGAATTATCCTGACAGTGGGATTTTGAAATTTCGTTGTAATACGCCAAAGCATTTTCGGCTTGTTCGACATACGAATTTTTTTCACTAAGGGATGATTGCGCTACATCAAAAATATTTTTTCCAGCCGATTCACCATTTTCCCCTTGGGGGGTATGGGGGGTATTTATTTTTTCTTTTGTAATAGTTTCTTTTGTGTTCCCTACTTTTTCGGGATACCCATTCCCTACTTTTTCGGGAACTAAATCCCTATTATTTCGGGAACTCCCTACTTTTTCGGGAACTAAATCCCTATTATTTCGGGAACTCCCTACTTTTTCGGGATTAATCATTTCCCACTTAAAAACATCTAGATTTACACCGGTTTTCTTGCCGGACTCAAATAAAACCCGTTCTTTAATCAATTCTTTTCTTGCTGCCGAAAGTTGATTGATATGATATTTTGTCGGTTCAATATTCATCATTTCGCAAACTTGTGAATGCGTAAACCAATCGCTTTCTTTGTGCCAAGAAAGTGTTTTAAGAATAGTGGCTAATAAGTAAGAACCTTTCCACCCCAACACTTTTGAGCGTAAGATAGCTTTTAAAAGCTCATTCGGAATTGCCGTGAACCCATCATCAACACTCACTTTCTTCGCACCTTGCCGTTCTGTTTTTTCTTTTTCTACTTGTTGTAAACGTAGCTCTTCAATTCTCACAACGTTACTCATCATTCAACTCCTTAAAAAGCCTTTTGGATTGTTTATCAAGTTCATCAATTGAAAACCCTTGCTCAATTAACTGCTTTAATCGTTTTCGATATTCCAATGTTTGCCAAAAAGGAGAATGATGGGTATAATTACGCTCTGATTGGGGTTTACTCCTACACACAGTAATCTCCTTATGCTAACCACGGTTGACGCCGTGGTTTTTTATTGCCAAATAAACCAAACCATCATAAAAACAATGGCAATAATAAAAATCTGACGAAATGCCTGATCTTCTCGCAAGATTTGTGCGAGAATACTTAAGTGTTTTTTCACTTTACTTATCATTGCTTATGTCCTTTTTTAATTTGAGAGAGTTGTTTGTCGCTTTATGCTTTTTCACTTTTTTAGCCCTTCCTCGATTTTTCTCACTATCTGAAATACCTTATTGGCTAACAGGTGTATTGATAAATGGCATACCTTTGTTTCTACTTTTTATTCACAAAGTGGGCACTCGAAAATTTCAGCGAGATTTTGATAATTCTGCTTATATTTCTGCCATTATGTGTATTACTGTATTCGCTACTTTTGGATCATTTAGCAAAGAAGAACTCATTGACTTTGGTTTTCGTTTTTTACTCACTGAACCAATGTGGGCTTACTTTTCACTAAAATTATCTTTCTTCTTCTGGAGCCTTACTTTGCTTCCTGTCGTAATAGATAAACTTTCCAAAAAAGATTAAATTTATTTATCCAGATACTTCTCGCGTAGTCGCTTATCAAAGCCTTGCGATGCGAGAAGTAACATTTCAAATTCACTTTTCTCAACCGCAATATGCGTTTCTTTATCAAATAGCCCGAAATCAAGTGCGGTCAAAAAATTCAAGGTTTTCACCATCTCATTGTTCGCCACAAATCTACTTAATGTGGACGGATCGCAATCCATTCGTCCTGCCACCTCAATTTGTTTCTGACGGTAGTATTTCTCCATAACAGGATCGGAAAGTTCTCTTGCCGATCCCAATAACTTATTGCGTGCCATTGCGAATACCTTTGGGTAAATTAGGTTCTAAGGTGATTAGGTAAGCCATCATTTGGATTTGGATACAAATGCGGGCTTAATTCGTGGGGTGTAACAGCATATTCAGTTACAGCAGCCCAATTTAATGTCGTGATAGCACTTAATTTGTATCGTCCGGTAAGGTAATGACTAATGAATCCCTGAGTTTTATTTACCAATTTGGCAAACTCGCACTGAGTAAGATTGTTTTGCACCAAATACTGGTTTAATTGCATAAATCCTCCAAAATAATATTTATATTAGCAAAACTATTTTTATTTATCAATATTTTTACTATTTTGAGTTTTATTAGTACAACTCATATAATTTAAAATAAGCCATAGGAGAAGCAGGATGACTGAGAACAAGACTTTTGAGATCAAAACAAGACTAAAAATGATTTACGAATCTAAGAAGAAAGAGCTAGGTTTGACGCAAAATAAGATTGCCGAAGCTTTAGGATTTTTGACACAAGGTGCTGTGAGCCATTACATGAACCCCAATAGTTCACAAGCGATTAGCAAAGAAACTATTCTAAAATTTGCCACTCTTTTAAAAGTAGAGCCTACCGAGATAGATCCCGACATATCTACTGAATTTACGACTATCGTCTCAAAAATCAATGAAAGTTCTCAATCTACTGGAGACTCGATAAAATTAACATTACTTGATAACAGACTTGCTGCCGGAGATGGCTATATTAATCTCGACTATCCAGATACCGTCAGATCTATTGAGTTTTCGCCGGATAAATTTATGGAAATTTTCCAACGTAAAACAGCGAACAATCTTTCAATGGCAATCATTGATGGGAATAGTATGTATGACCCAAACAATGAAGAAATGAGCTTAAAACACGGCGATATTGTGTTTATTGACACTTCAATACAAGAGTTTAAAAACGATGGAATTTACGCATTTGTCTTTGAAGGGAAAGCGAGAATTAAACGTTTGCAATACTTGAGCGGCTATCGCTTAAAAGTCATTTCAGATAACCCTACCTACGAAACGGAAATTTTAGAGAAAGATCAAGTTGAACAAATTCATTTTATTGGACAACTGATTAAAAAAATGCCAATGGAAATGTTTGACTTATAAACACAAATGAAAGCACACCAAAGCCAGAAGTTGAATTTTGTGGGGTAACTAAGGGAAAGAAAATGGCTAATGCAGCAATATTAACTAAGTTTAACGTCATTTCATCGGAAATCGTAAAGTTTCGTAATGATACTTTAAATACCAATTATGTGGATAAGGTAAAAACGATTTCTTTTATTGATGAACTAAAGCCACTCACTAAAACTAAAGATAAAGCACAGGCATTCTCACTACTTGGTACTCTTTATGCTTTACTTGGTGATATAGACAATATGGATTTTAACTACCGCACGGCATTGAGATTTAATTCAAGTGATGTCCGAATTAGATTTAATTACGCTATTGATTTATACTACACGCATCGCCCCGTAGCTGCCCGTGATCAAGTGTGCGAAATGTTAGGGTATGAAATAAGAGATATTGTGATGTTGCATGCAACTTATCTATTATTAGACAATTTAATTAAAATTAGTGAGTGTGAAAAAGTGATGGGTATGATAGAAAAGTTACCGTCAAAACAGCGTGATCATTATGCGGTCTGGATTAAGGATAAAAAATCTCTATTAAAAGCCTATCGAGACCTTAATATTAATTTGCCTCTGCTATCAAAGCTGATTGATGGTGTTCACTCAGATCTCTCACCGAATCACCCAAAAAGTTTGTATATAGAACACTTTTATAACGAGGATGATAAAACTATCGTTTATTCATTTATTGACGAAAAATCAGATGTCAGCACCGCTCTTAAATTTGATGAACAACTTTCTGATTATCTTATTGATTTCGAAACGAGAAATAATGTCCATTTTAATAATTTCGTAATGATGTATGAGGCAAGATAATGATTAGTGCTGATGATATTTATACACGAGCCAAACAACTTGCCACCTCTACTTGTGAAGTAGAACAAAGAGAATGCATTAAGACATTGTATTATGCTGTTCTGCACAGAATCCAAGAAGTTTGTGATACAAAATCACTCCCCAAAACTCGTTCAGGAAATATGGGGACGCATGAAAGTATGATAGAACGAATTAATGTCAATAATTTACCAACAGAAAAGCAAATTGTAACTTATGCTAAAAAAATGAAGAAAAAAAGAGTAGATGCCGATTATTCGTTATCACTTAATATAAATAGCAAGGATGTTCAATACCAAATTTCATTTGCAGAAAAATGTTGGTATTTATTAGACAAGTAAATTTTTATTAAGCCAACCGCCCCGTGGCGGTTTTCTTTATCCCCTACTCCATCGCCCCATCACTTTCATCTCATAGTCATACTTTTTCTTAAATTCGGGCATAATCAAGTTTTCAACTAAAATCATCATCTGCTCTTCACTGAGCTTTAACATATCATAAATAGGATTTTCAGCCAAAAAGCGGTTGATGAACATCTTGACGGCAATATCAAATTCTTCTTTTGTATTAAGTTTTTGCTTTTCCATACTACCTCCAGTCGGGTTTGATCGATTCTACACCTTTTTACCGGAAAAAAATTACCCCAAGAGGGAAAAATATTGCCCTTTTTACGAAAATTTGTCGTTACGTCTTACTTTTTTGGTTAAAAACCAAGCAATCAAACAAACTTTTTAAACTCTTTATATTAGTAAAATCAATTATTTATTAGTTTCAAATAGTAAAAATATTAAAATTTATTAGTTAAACTATTTACATTAAATATTAGTTAAGCTATTATACCCACATCAAAACAAAACACCCACCTAGCAAGCCAAACGGCTGAGAGTTAGCAGAGACGGTGGGAACCCGAAAGGGATTGTTCTTTAACAGATTGAATAACACTCTTTAACCCTAACGGGTACGCAAGCTAGGCGTGAGTGGCTGAGGTAACAAGCACAATGTTTTTCATTGTTTACCGCATTTTCTTTTAATTTGGCTGAAACTGATTCGACCATTACAACGTAATGCAATTTGACGGATTAAGTGGATTATCACATTAAGTGTGGTAAACAATGGAAAAGAGAGAAAAGGGGTCAGAAATGGCAGCAATCATCGTTAGACGTAACGCAAAAAAATACAGCAACAACCCTGAAATCCGTAATGACGGAAAAGCAGGACGGCTCGAAAGAATGTTTGAAAAGTCCCGAAAAATGACCGCACTTTGGGAAAAGGCGGTCGTAAAACCAAGCAAGGTTGATAGTGCAATCAGCCTTGCCGGCAGAGAAAAGAAACCCGTTGATATTGCCAACTACCACTGCGTAAAAGGCAAAGCAACAACAAACACCGTCCGAGCCAAAGAACGCCGACAAATGGGTTGCCGGGAGTTGGTGAGAATTTAGGGCTTACGATTGAGCCACAAAATAAAGAATCAATCGCTATGGACTTTCGCAGGATGTGAAAGTTAGCTCAATGAGTTAGTCACAGCGAGCATAGTCAATGATGACTGTCTGACTTGGGATGACGACCCGACTTCAATTCGTATTTCTTCTTGAGCCTTGCAAGCATAAAGAAAGGCAACCACCTTTAACCTTGCTTCTCTACAGCGGGTATCATTGCAGGAAGCGTAAAGGTATATTGCAAAAACAACTGAGTAAACAAGCGTAACTGCTCAAGTTCCACTAAGGAAATCTCATTATGTGTTGCGTCGTTACCTAATGAACGAATAGAATGCGCAAAATCCCCCATTGATTTAACCAACACTTGAGTTTTTACAAGGTGATTGATACGCCAATTTAAGTTCTTATCAGTATTATCATCAAGGTGTTTTAAAGCAAGTTCTAACGCTGACCGATACGCAGTGCCGGCAAATTCAACCAAACTTTCATCATGCTTAGTTTGAAAATAAATTTTTTCTCCTGCTGCGAATTTCCGCTCAACATTAACAGGCAAATATTGTGGAATATCGGGTTTTGGTGCTTTAGGAAACCAATCCAATTCCCTACCAAAGATTTCATCAAAGAAATGAGGAACCGTATCCGTTACTGCGCTAATTAACCCATTAGCAAGCGGCGCACCATTCACATAAACATCGCTATCGGCAACATAATGCAACGCAGAAATGCCGTTCAAACAATGATTACAGGTAGCGAAAACTGTATGAAAACTCACGCCTTGATAGCGTGCTTTTTCCTTAATGTGGCTTGTAATATGTTTAACAGTAAATGCCACATCTCTCTTTGCACAATAGGGACAATCATAACCAAAGGTAATCATAATGGAATTCCAAAAACACACAAAACTTATTGACGATTTTATCAACGATGAACACGCAATGTCATTACTTTTTGATACATATCAAGCAATGGAAAACAGCAAAGAAGATCAGGAAAAATTTGTTCTCGCATTGATAGGACACGCCGTAACAAGTCATAAATTATTGCGGCTTAAAATGAAATGATATTTGACACCCACCGCCCTTTCGGATTAAGATTTTTTCATCGGGGAGAGATAGGTGTAATACAATACCGTAAAGGAAATAAGCCCATACTGTAAACAGCAAATAGAAAGAGCTAACCGCGTCTTTCATCGGGGCTGTTGAGTGGTAAGTTGATCCCCGATATTGACAACCCCAAAACTTTATACTACTATCAGCCCCAAGGTGTCGAAACCTAATACTCTAAGGCGGATAGTTCACTAATCGCCACAAGGCGATTTTTTTTGTATCCGTAATCCTGACTATGTCGGGAGGGCGACTAATACAATACCGCAAGGAAATACGTCCAGCCCTTACCTTAGAGTGGGTTTTCGAACCTCCCGACGCCATTGTCGAAAATGGCTTGTTTTAACAAATAGACTCTAAGGATTACGACTATGTCAAATCAAGTTCAATTCTCAGCATTCAATTTTAATTCAAATTCAGTTCGTGTAATCACAGACTCAAATCAAGAACCTTGGTTTTGTGCGACTGATGTTTGCGATATTTTAGGTTACCAAAACGCACCTTTAACCGTTCAAAAACATTGCAAACAAGGGGGTATATCGAAACGATATACCCCTACCCAAAGCGGAGATCAAGAAATGATCTTCATCAACGAACCCAATTTATACCGCTTGATTATTAAAAGCAGAAAACCCGAAGCCGAACCTTTTGAAGCGTGGGTATTTGAAGAAGTGCTACCGCAAATCCGCAAGACTGGGAAATACCAGTTAGAACCCAAACAACTCGCCCTACCCGAGCCACCAAAAATGTATCAGCGTGAACTCACCGAAAAGGAAATGCAAGATTTCTGCTGGGCGTGGTACGCATTGCGTAACTACATTGAGCTTACTGACAAATTGCAAAAACAATTCGGGGGCTTTGGTGGTGATTATGCCCGAGCCATTCGCCAATTAAACGAACGCTACGCCAATCTTCCACAAGAGATGTTGCCAACGTTGCAGCGGATAACAACCGAATTTAATCAAGATATTACACACGGCAACGGCTGGAACCGTATTATCTACAATGTGCGACACCCGAACGCCATCATCCGAAGTGGCGGATTAGTCCACTTATTCTAAAACTTAATTAAAACCGACCGCACTTTTCCCTGTTGAAAATCGTGTGGCGGTTTCTTGCACCCTAAATTCAGTAAATGGATTAAAAAGGAAACAACATGAACAAACGACAAAAACGCCGTAAACGGCAACAACGAAACCAAACTGCTATAAGAGCAAAAACCGTATTGATTAACGAACCACCGCAAAAGGAAAACACGATGCACAAATCCACTCTTGAATTTTTAGCCTTTCTTGGCAAAACCTTTTTGATTGCACTCACGCTTGTCTTAATTGCCATTTTTGGCTTATGGCAATGCCGTCCTGCTTACGCTCACCCTACTGATTGGCACAACAACGAAGTCAGCGAGAAAATCAGTAATGAAACCCGTTGCGAGCTAAAAGGCGGTGTGTATGAAAATGGGCTTTGCCTACCGCCTAATTTAACCCCACAAGCGGAACAGGAGCTACTCCACTACACCGCACAAAAACAAGTGGAAATTGACCGCACTTTGAGGGGGAAACATTAATGCGTTACTACGATATTCAATCTCACCCGCAAGGACTTGGTTACATCGCCATTGAATATAAAGACTCTGCACGCACAAAGAAAACAGGTTGGAAAAGCCAAAACCATTGCAGCCAAGAGCTTTGTGAAACAGAGGTTAATTTACGCAAAGCCTTCATACGAAAAAAAGAGGAGCAATCAAAATGAACCCTTTTCTCGCTGCAGCTCATCAAAAGCACCTAGACGACCTCGCCGGCTATGAAATTGCCCTTGAAGAGGAAATAGAAGCCGTTAAAGCCGATGCGGAGGATGAAGATGCCGACGTTATCTATGCGATTAATCAATACCATCTTGATAATAGTGAAGAGCTTGAATTGCACGATTTAGCCTACGGTTCCGGTGCATTTGACAAGCTAATTGAACAACGAGATCGAGCCATTGCTTATGTAGCAAAACAACGGCTCGAAAAACGAATGAATGATTATGACCCTGATTAAGTGAGGTGAAAAATGACAGCCACAGTTCTTGAAAATATGTCAAATGCTGAGTATCACGATCATTCAGCAATCAGTAAATCAGGTCTAGATTTAATAGATAAAAGTCCGGCTCATTATTTCTATCGTGAGAAAAAAAGCACACCGGCAATGATATTTGGATCAGCTTTTCACGATTTAGTTTTGCTGCCTGATAAATTCACACAGCTTTATTGTGTGATGCCGGAAGAGCTAAACTTGAGAACAAAAGAAGGAAAAGCATTCAAAGAGAAAGTAGAAAGCGAAAATTTGACCGCACTTTCTTACACTGACTATCAGCATATTGAGAAAATGAAAGAAAGCCTACTTAATCACCCAATGGCTGACAAACTATTAGCGCAAGGGAGACCTGAAATCTCTATTTTTTGGCGTGATAGTATCGGCGTTGAATGCCGCTGTCGTCCAGATTTCTTAAACAATAGCGGTATTATTGTTGATTTAAAAACGACAACTGATGCAAGTCCGACCGGATTTGCTAAATCTATCGCTAATTTTCGTTATCACGTTCAGGATGCTTATTACTCAAATGGTTATTTTCACGCTTTTGGTGAGCTGCCGAAAGGTTTTGTGTTTATCGCTATTGAAAAAGAACCACCCTATGCCGTTGGTGTTTATACCCTTGATGATATGGCAAAAATAGAGGGGGAAAACCGCTTTAAAGCCAATCTCGAAACTTATAAGAATGCGTTAGAAACCAATCAATGGCACGCCTTTAGTCCACAAATTGAAACCCTAAGCCTACCTCACTGGGCTTACCAATCTTAGGAGAATAAAAATGACAAATGCAGTAAATATCTTCGCCCCAAACCAAGATAAAACCACACCACAAAATGCTCTTATCGCTACACAATCTGCCCGCGAAAGTCAAGAGGTCCAAGCGATGATGGTCATTGCGAAAAGGTTTCCTCGTGACCCGGTAGAGGCGATGGATCGTATTTTGAGATCTTGCACACGCCAAACGTTAGCTGAAACAGCCGTTTATTCTTATCCAAGAGGCGGACAAAACGTTGAAGGTCCATCAATTCGATTAGCAGAAACACTCGCCCAAGAATGGGGAAATATTCAATATGGTATTAGGGAGCTTAGTCAAGAGAATGGTGAAAGTACCGTTGAAGCCTTTGCGTGGGATTTACAAACTAACACAAGACAAGTCAAAGTCTTTCAAGTGCCGCATATCCGCTACAGTAAAAAAGGGAAAACGGTACTCACCGATCCGAGAGATATTTATGAACTTGTTGCCAACAATGGTGCAAGAAGATTACGGGCTTGTATCCTTGGCGTGATACCAGGCGATGTGGCAGAAGCAGCTGTTCACCAATGCTCTCTCACCTTACAAGCTAATGCAGATACTAGCCCAGAAGCACTAAAGAAAATGCTAGAAAAATTTAGTGAATTTGGTGTCACTCAAAAAATGATTGAAACACGTTGCCAATGTCGATTTGATTCAATTCGTCCAGCCCAAATTATCCAACTCAGAAAAGTTTATACGAGTCTAAAAGACGGAATGAGCAGCGCTGCTGATTGGTTCGATATGAATGCCGGTAGTCAAGCAGAGAAATTAAATGAATTGGTGAATGCCAAAGAGCAAAACGAATCACAAGCCACATCATAGTGGCTTTTTTATTACCTGAAAAAGTCCAAGCACGCGTGAATGCGACAAAAGCATATTATCAAGCGTGTATTCCCAGTATGCCAAAAATGACTTTAGGAGAAAGAAAACGTGAACGAAATACACATCAGCCTACCCTATTCATTTTTCGCTGAATTGTTTGGAAAGTACATCCACGACAATTTTAATCACAGAAAACCGAATAGACTGCAAGCCATTGAGCAAGTCAGAAAATACTGGCTACTCTTAGATAGCGAACAACGAGAGTTCATCACCAAACAAGCGACAAAACAAGCCCGTTACTATGATGAATTTAAAGAATTGTTGGACTGGATAGAAGTACGCCGTAATCAATATCAACCAACATCACAACCGCTTAATGCTTTTGTTGAGTTGCCGGTTGTTGATACAAAACAAAATAAGGAGAATTAATCATGTTTTGGTTCAAAAACGCCATTATTTATCGTTTAACCAAGTCACTTGATTGGGATTTAACACAATTACAGAATCAACTTAGTGATTGTGCTTATGTTCCTTGCAGTGCACAGGATATGAGTAAATTTGGTTGGGTATCACCATTACGATGTTCTGATTTATTGCATTTTTCGGTGGGCAATCAAATTCTATTAGTCGCTCAAAAAGAAGAGAAAATCTTGCCGGCGCAAGTAGTTGATACCGAGTTAAACAAGCGCATAACCGCATTAGAAGAAAAAGAACAACGCAAGCTGAAGAAAACGGAAAAACAAATCTTAAAAGATGATGTTGTGATGAATTTATTGCCTCGTGCATTCAGTAAAAATCAACATACCGCTTTATGGATTGATACGGAACAAGGCTTAATTTATGTAGATTCTGCCTCTCATAAACGAGCAGAAGATGTGTTGGCATTATTGCGAAAATCCCTTAGTTCTTTGCCTGTCGTACCGTTAGCTTTTGCCAATGAGCCTAGCACGGTGATGACAAATTGGATTTCTCAAGATAGCTTGCCGGATTGGTTAATCGCACTAGAAGAAGCGGAGTTACGTGGCACTCAAGAAGACAGTGTGATTCGTTGCAAAAAGCAACCTCTTGAAAACGAAGAAATCCTTGAATTGCTACAATGCGACAGAAAGGCAGTGAGTAAGTTAGCCTTAGAATGGGAAGACACCCTCACCTTTGTCTTTCATGAAGATTGCACGCTCAAACGCTTAAAATTTGCCGATGTTGTACGAGAGAAAAATGACGATATTTTGAAAGAAGATTTCGCTCAACGTTTTGATGCAGATTTTGTTTTAATGACCGGGATTCTTAGCAAACTCACTGAAAATTTATTAGCCGAATTTGGCGGCGAAAAGCGCAGAGAATAATTAACCAAACCGCTCTTATGGGCGGTTTTATTTTGGAGAAAGAAAATGAAAGAGCTAATCAAAAACATTGAGCAATGGGCAGAAGATCGAAATTTAATTAACGGCTCTACGCCACAAAAGCAAATGCTAAAACTGATGGAAGAATTTGGCGAATTATGTGGCGGTATAGCGAAAAATAAACCAGAAGTAATTAAAGACAGTATTGGTGATTGTTTTGTGGTGCTGGTCATATTAAATACTCAATACCGTAGAAGAGCCGCCAATCCAGAGAATGATTTTCACCCAAATATGCTAATACCGAATTGGCTTTACAATTCTAAGCATATTGATGATGCAATGATGATTGCGCTTAGTCATTTTTCAGCGTGTTATAAAGGAGGCTGGCTACCTATGGATTGGGATATTCACAATTCTGTTGAGGCATTACAAAACATAGCCAATCTTAATGGTATGGATATTCAAGAATGCGTCTGGCACGCCTACGACCAAATCAAAGACCGCAAGGGAAAAATGATTGATGGGGTGTTTGTGAAAGAGGGGGATTTAGAAAATGACTAAAGAAAACAACGGTTGGATTAGTGTTATAGACAGATTGCCCGAAGAAGGTGTTGATGTCATCGTATATAGCGACTATGCAAAGGCTGTTTTTGTTGCTTGGCTTAGTTGTGAAGATAATACGTGCTTTACTGATGAAAATGGTGATTATGGGTTAATAGATGAAATTACCCACTGGCAACCACTTCCCGAACCGCCTAAAGAGGATTAAACCAATGCTAACTGATTTAGGAATGGAAACAGCTGATGCGGTAATAGCAATAGTCGCAATCATTGCTTACGTTGTGTTAATTATTAAAAGCTAACCCACTCAATGCAGTGGGTTTTGTTTTGGAAAAATTTGACACCCACCGCCCTTTCGGATTAAAAAAGGGCATTACGCCCCTTTTTGAGATTTGAATAATTCAACCGCCTGAATAATCAGTTGGTTTTGAGGGATATTTAATTGATGGCTCAATTGCTCAATTTCCGCAATTACCGTAATCGGGAGCTTAAACCCTTTGAGTTTAATCCCACGTTTTTCTTCAGAGCGTTTTTGAATTTCAGTAAGGGTTAAATCAGATTTTGGGCGACCACGAGCCATAACATACTCCTTGATTTTTATTTTTACTTATCATATAGTTTAGGGACTGCCTAGCGGGGGCAACCGCTAGGACTTACGTTATCCTTAGTAAGCGTTAGAGCTTACCAACAGCAGGATAATTAGGATAATGAATAGTCGGATATTCATATCTTTTTCCCTAGTAGATTGAGCGGTGAAAGCCGCTCTTCTTATTTCCGCCCTATTGCGAAAACAAGATTATTATAGGTTAACCTAATAAATAATACAAGTAATTTCTTAAGTAATCCTATTTATTTTTTATTTGACACCGCCCCCAATTCAGACTAGACTATCCCCACTTTCAACAGAAAGTCGGGAATTGGCGTTCCTGAATATGAACAAGTGGCGGAAATAATAGTCGCCATACGGCGATTTTTTTATAGCCGAAAACTAGCAAATCAAACCTTTCAAAGGTAGTGGCAAATTGCCACCCCCTTTTAAAAGTAGTCAATGATGGGCTAGATGAGGGGTCGAAAGACCACCGTAAGTTTAACCGCTTGTTCAAACGGGACGCCAACCTTGTCTAGTTCATCACCAGTAATTGGCGTTACTCGTGATGAGTTTTGAAAATTCAAAATGAGAACAAGCGTATGACTACATTAACTTTTCAAACAACAACTCTTTCGGTTATCAACCATAATTCTCAAACTTATTTTACAGCTCGTGAGATTGGAGCCGCTTTAGGCTATCGTAATCCATTAGGCGACGTATCAAAACTTTACGACCGCCACCAAGACGAATTTACCCCAAATATGACCGCACTTATCGATATGCGGACAAACGGCGGTGTTCAAAAAGTACGGATTTTCAGCCTGCGTGGTTGCCACCTAATCGGAATGTTAAGCCACACCAAAGTCGCCAAAGACTTTAGAAAATGGGTACTGGATATTCTCGATAAAGAAACCGCACAACCGAAACAACTTGCCCTACCCGAGCCTGATTACCGTATTGATAACATTTCCCAAAGCGAAGAAGCATTAGCCCTTTTCATCAGAATGTATAGCTTTTGTTTCCAAGCTCACGAAATGCAAGAAAAACTACGTGGCACCAATATTCCAAAACAAATGGAAAATGAAATTGGCGGGCAGTATCTCTACAATTTCAAATATCCACTTGAACAAACAATGGCAAAAGCCAAACAGTTTATTCAATCCAACACCGAACGATTGGCATTAGTCAAAGCCTTTCACCAGTTACTAGACTAAAACTTAATTAAAACCGACCGCACTTTTCCCCTTGAAAATTGTGTGGCGGTTTCTTGCACCCTAAATTCAGAAAAAGGAACAAAATATGAGCATCAAGAGAATAAAAATCGCCCTGCTCGCCTTCGTGTTTATCGGGTTGGCTTGGCATTTAGAACTCAGTCACGACTATGACGGTAAAATTATTCAACCACAAACCACACAGCCTAGCGAAAGCTAGGTTTTTTATTTCTCAAATATAGGAGGAAATATGGAACAAACTCTTACAATAAAAGAGGTCGCGAAAGAACTCAACATCGGCGAAACCACGATACGTAAAAATCTCCTCAACTGGGGATTTTTTAGAATGGCAGGATCGAAAATTTGGCGGGTTTACCCATCGGATCTTGAAAAAAATCGCAGAGAAGAAAATAATATGCGCCGTCTATGTGTGAAGGTCGGCGATTCGGAGAAAAGAAAATGTCGATCAGAAAAAATAAATTCGGCGTATGGCAGATCGATTTCACCACGCCAAGCGGCGAGCGAATTCGATGCAGTAGTCAAACGACTGAAAAAAAATTAGCGCAACAGCTCCACGACAAACTCAAGCACGAGGCTTGGCAGGTTGAAAGGCTTAATAAGAAACCTGAAAGAACCGTGGAAGATGCCTTAATTTTAATGCTGAGGGAAGCGGAACATAGAAAAGATGTCGCCACCAAAATTCGCCACGCCCAATACTGGCGAGAAACCCTTGGTCATAAATTAATTCGTTCTTTAACAAGTGATGATATTCAAGCGTATTTACCAACACACGTAAATCGCACAGGGAAAGAATTATCACCGGCGACACAAAATCGCTATCGTTCATCTATTATGCGGGCGTTAAATCTTGCCAAGCAAGCGGGATGGATTGATAACATTCCTTATATTTCCAAAAATACCGAGGCGAAAAAACGGATTCGATGGCTCACAAAATCGGAAGTTAAACGATTATTGGAAAATCTAAACTTAGACTGGATGCGTGATATATGCCGATTTGCCTTACTCACCGGCGCACGAATGAGCGAAATTCTCACACTCACGTGGAACAAAGTTGATTTTGAGCGGCAAATTGCCATCGTTACCGGCGATATTGCCAAATCAGGGCGAGCAAGATCGCTCCCATTAAGCCAAGAAGCAATGGATTTCTTGAGGCAACGGCAATCCAAACGTTGTTCAGATTATGTCTTTCATAGCGGAAAAGGCTTAAAGCTCAAGGATATTTCACGAAAGGATTTTAGCCGGGCTTTAGAAAGATCTAATATTAAAGATTTTCGGTTTCACGACTTACGGCATACTTGGGCAAGTTGGCACGTACAAAACGGCACACCGCTTATGGTTCTGAAAGAATTGGGCGGATGGGAAACCATTGAAATGGTGCAAAAATATGCTCACCTTGATGCTGGGCATTTATTGGACTACGTGAACCACGTCAAACTTACGTCAAACTCGTTTTTAATCCGCCCAAACTGCGAGGCGAAAAATGACGAACAGGAGGATATTTCAGGCAAGAAAAAAGCCGTAAGCTATTGA